CACTGCCAAGTGCACCTCCATGCTAAAGTTATCGGTAGCCCCGCAAGGGGCTAGCGAGCTTTGCATTTGGGGGTAACGAACTACCATTGTACTAATGGTACTTGGTACCTCCCCGCAGGCCGTAAGGCCCCCTATCCGTTAAATCGGATAGGACTTTCTCAGCTTGATGTTGACGCGCTGAGGACGTCCAGAACGCTCCAAATGTTTCTCGTCAGCGAATGGCAAATCGCTGCGTTTAGAGAGACACTTGAGCAGGGCTTCAGGCCCATCCAAGAAATCCTTGGGTGGATCTGAAGATACGACATATCCCTTAACCATAGGTCTATGCGTATCCTTACACCACGAGTCCGAGTCATAATGACCGTACTCATGCCGGCCCAGCACGGGGGATGTGGGAAGTACCCGGGGGTAATGAGATATTACCTTCCGGACTTCCTCATCAAGCCACTCGCAAGTATTCAAGTAGCCAGCTTGGAAAAGCTGATTCCTTAAAGATACAAGCGAGATGACTCCCGATGCGTCCTGCCGTTGTGCAGGGAACATTCTTCGGACCTTGACAATGCTAACGTCAAAGCCGTCGTAATATTCCTTGCCGCAAGACTCCCGGAACTTACCGTTCCAGAAGCTCTTGCCGACGTTGACTTTACACCCAAAAGTGTGAAGCGCGTCGACAACGGTACGCACGTAGTCTACCGGAACGATAATATCGTCCCCGTAGATGCGCGCCTGACCCCTTAAGAGGCGAAGTGCCTCTTTCGGGCCTAGTGTTGTGTTGAGCCTTCTTTCGATCCCTAGGAGAACAATGGTAAGGAATACCATTGCCTCTATTGGGAACGTTAGGGCTGAACCCATACTCGCGAACTTGGCCAGACGTATTACGCCATGGCCTTGTACGTCAGCTTTTCTCGAGCGACAAGCGTCAACCGCCCCCAGCAAATGGGGGTGGTTGCGCAACATCGCTCTTACGAGCTGATTCGAAACGCGGTCAGATGCTTCACTCAAGTCGAGTGTAGCAAGGTTCCCATTACGGGATCCTTCACGAGCCATACGCTGGTTAGGCGTTTGGTCATCGAATCCGAGCACGGAGCCTGTGATCTTGTTAGATCCCAGACCCTCTAGGAACTCCGGAAGTAGCCCCTGCTGCGCATACTGCATAGCAGTGGGCTCCATACCGATGATCCTAGGCGTTTTGAGCGACTTAGGCACGGAAACCACCTTAACGGGGATTTCCATGTCGGGTTCGAGTATATCCACGGCATCCAACTGGTCATAATATCGCCAGTTGGGGATGAGGTTCTCTCCCGAGGGAAAGACCGACTCCAGCCGTTTGGGCCACGTAGACTGACGGAACTTCGTGTTTCCACGAAGTTTGTCCGCAGTTCCGCCTGGTCCATGCTTACACACGATCTCCCCGTAATAGACCTTTCGGTCGATTCCGGAAAGGAGACTCGCGTAAAGCAGATCTGAAAGGCGTTTAAAGTCAGACAAGTCTTCGTCTGACAGAGCCTTATCATGATCACGGATATCCTCCTCACATTGGACGAACTGGTCAAAAGCATCTTGCACTCGTGCATCGCTGCACGGGAGCTCGATCTTGCCGAACAACAGCGTTAGCTGGCGAACGGCAAGTATTGCTACTTTATCTGGTTCATCCAACAACACACCACTAGCACGGTCGAAAATAAGGCAGAGGAAACCTTGCATAAACGCAGGGAGACCTCCTGTTCTTTGGGCTTTCTTAAACCCTTGGAACAGTTGATTGCTTATATACCCTTGGTCGAGACCTTTTTCGAGGTCCTTTCCAAAGGTAGGGAGGGTTATCGTTAGAAACGATAGCCCCTCATTTTCGACACGACCTCGGACAGTTTTAATGTCCGTGGTGACGCTAGTGCAACACCAGCTGGCCAGTTCTTCGGCCAGCTTTACCCAGAGTGACATTAGGCTTTTCAAGAGCCCTCCTTAAATAGAGGTGTTCTTCCTTAGCCAAAATGGTCACTACCAGCACGGTCCAGTACTCCCTTGACAAAGGTAGTACTGAAGAGTGTTTAACCACAGCTGTAACGAGTATAGAAGGCTGCTTATGGCCGACTCAAGAACATCTGAGTCAGTTAAAACAACCTGACAACTCATTCGCATGTTCGGCGAACGCTAGGATAATCGCTATGCCTTGTAAAACAAGGACAATAACGAGTTTCCAAAACGTACTCAGCTCTCACCACCAAGAAGTTTGGTGATAAGAGCATCCGTCGATGCGGTGTACAGGGTCTTAAACCCGGTATACACAGCGAGTGCCTCGGTGTTCGTATAGCCGACCTCAGGACGATCGAAGACCATGTAACAACTCATGGAAACCTTCGAGTTCTGGGCAGGCAGATACGGATCCGCGGACACCTTGTTATGGTCAACCCTAAGAACCTGCCTCGTTCGACGGCCATAAGCCGAAGACGCGGTCAGCTTCACGGTACCATCACTTGCACGGTACTCACTCTGATTAGCGCCCACATTAGTTCGTGGGAGCGACAGTGTTGAGCCGCTGATTGTAATGGACTGCGGGTCGGTAAATGCCATATGGCATCACTCCTTAGCTCGCTCCATAAAGGAACGGTTGGTTACACGAATGCACAACGCATTCGCTAGCCGCGACGGGATAACCCCAACGCAGCAAGGATGGAGAGCCTCTTCGGTGACAAATCGGAGAAGTCAACTCCAAATCCATAGGGGTTTGCCGGGACGCGCTTCTTCGTTTCAGTAACGAATGACACGTCTCGAACGGGCACCTTCTGGAAACAAACAGAAGTTGCCTCGCTAGTATAGGTTACTGAGTGGACACTATGTTCCATGATGTAACCGTACTGCATAACCAGACCGTCTGTTCCAAGGTCAGTAATATTGGAAATAACATCTCCAGTACTACTAAACCAATCAACGGCCCAGGACCACGGCGCCAAGTTCCAGAGAGTATCTGGGGAGAGATTTAGGCCGAGAAGCTTATCGGCAAAGAGCGCTGCCTTATCCATTGTCTTCCGGGAGTCGTATCCGGACGGCAAATGGTAGACAAACGCTCCACTAAACCATCTCCTAACAGAGGTTTCTTCAACCTTTGTTAACAGGGGCTGTGTCGGGAAGTCACCACCCAAGGATAGACTTGGCCCATAGGGCCAACTCCGTCCAAGGACAGTTTCTTCCCGTTTGTGTTCTACAGGAAATTCATACCGCCGTCTAACAACCCTCCCTGCATCGCGCTCGTACTGCTCTATAGCAGCCCGAGCACGTCGCATTGTCTCAGCCGTTTTCTTAACGTCTGAGACGAGAGGGAGCCACCCGAACTGAACGTTCAGGTAATCGTCGCCCGCAGCTTTTGCGGACTTCGATCGGTCTTTCCATGAAGCGGAAGCAGCAAGAGATGGTAAACCATCCTTGAAGATTTCGCCCAAGGCAACACCGAGATCGGCGGGTGAATTAGTGGGCTTACAGTTTGCCACCGCTGTAGACCCAAGTGCTTCTAGATGTCCGTCAGGACTATAGTTTGCACTCGGGAATAGCGATGGACTGTTAGGCCCCGGAGGTTGGATAGCCAATATCGGCCCTTTGTAATAAAGGTCCGCTGGCGATCCGCCCCAAATCCCAGTTCCAGAAGCCACGACATTCGACGAATCGAAGTCGCAGCGACTTTTACTGGTGAAGAAGGGTCCTCCGAGGTCACCGGTCAAACCACGCTTATTGCGTGATTGGAACGGATGTCCCTCCGACACAGTTGTCTGTGTCCCTGGCCTCACAACAAACGGTGGGTCATGGTAAGCATTGAAACGAGGATAGCCTAACGGCTTAATCGTTCCGCTTGCCTGCCCTAATCTTGGACTAGGTAAAGACCTAGTCCTCGATGTCGGTTGTGGGGCCAAGCTGTAGAACCTCCTATGGTAATGTGAGAGTTTTCGTTAGAAAACTCTCTTGGTGTTGTGCACTGCGTGCGGGCGGCTGCCA